CTTGTATGGAAGGTGATGTAAGGAGAATCGCAGTAGAGCTTTTGCTCGTGGCAGCATCGACTGCTAATCTCGAGGACCCATGCACTGCCCCGCCATCCGACTGTGTCACTGACGGGGAATTCGCACTGGGAATTACTGAGAATCCTAATGACGGCATTTCACAATGTGAAATGCTCGTTAAGAGGATATATCAGTTAGGAAAAGGTCTTGTCAGCCTTGCCGGCAACCGACTATTAGTCAATACCGGTAGGTCTTTTCAGTCCTTAACCTTTAAAGCTGCTAACGCTCAGGGGAAACGTGTCCGCCGTGAGTGGTTAAACAAAGCTTTTGGACCTAGTACAGACGAGAATGGTGAGCCCATTGGACTCAACCAATCTGGTCGAACTAGGGTAACTAGTGACCTAACACGTGGGCTTATCTCAAGGAGAGAAGCTACGTTTTTAGGCATTCAGTTTAGCCTGCTTGTAGCAAGCCGATTCAAAGTCCTCCAACTCAAGGAGTGGGATGATTTTCGTCGGTTTCTGTTCAAGAAGGTATACGAGTGTCCATGTATCACTACTTTAGGTAAGACCTATAAGAAGTTGACAACAGCTCTCGGAAACCATTTGTTAAGAAATCAGCTTCAAGTTAATCCAAGGGGTCAACTTGAGGAAATCGTTTCCAAATGGGATGTCGCAAAACAAATCATCAATTTGCTTCTCCGTCTCAAGATAGACTTGTTTAGGCAAATGCCAGACAAGGAAGCAATGTGGTATGTTGCGCATTTAACCCAAAGTCGGTTCTTACCCGGACCTAGTAGATCCGAGGTAATCACTGAGCTTGTGGGCCTCAAGAATCGCTTATGTGGTAGTCGGGCCGATTGGGCGCCTTCTAAAACTGCTTACGATTCTATAAGTTCGGCAGCATTCATTGTTGGTAGTGAGCTGGTTGAAACCAAGGGTTTCAAACTTCCCACGCAAGGGCACTTGTCCCTGTCCAACTCTGGATGTATCGAATTCACGCGAAGAAAAGGAGGCAAACTTGCGCTCCTGTGGACCGAGTACCGGAAGTTCATTGATCTTCCTGTATCAGCCTACTTCGCATCAACTATTAAGGAGAATCACCGCTTGAAACAGCTTCGAGCTTTGCTCAGCAACGTCAAGGCGAGTGTAGACTCCCGCGTAGATATCCGTAATGTTACGGTAGAGACTAACCCATGGGGTTCGAAGGTACTCACGTCTAGTAGACAGGATTACTATCTCTACGGTTATTACGAATTAGACCGTATTATCCTACAAAGTATGGATCAAGCTGTTGGATTCCAACTGCCGGATGCATTTACTTTTGAGGAAATTACGAATGCACGTAGCGTTGCAGCAATCCCTTTGTTCGTGGAATACCCCGAACTGACGGAATTCGTCCCTGACGGAACTGCAAAGCGCGATGCTTACCAACTCGCGAAGATCAATCTCACTAGAGCGATCGAACGGTTGGAAACGGAACTAAGGGGAACGTACGACCCATTGGGTAATACGATTTGCAAAGATCACCATAGGGACTTGCCTATGTGGAAAATTGCATACCTCGAAGAACCTTTGCCTGACGACCAGTTCAAAGAGCAGGATTTTATCCGGTTCTTTGATGGAACGAAGGTGATGGAGACCAGAGCAGGAATAGATAGTCGATTCGGCCAACTACTCTTTCTTTGGGCATCCATTGAGTTCGATGAATGGAACAGAACTCGAAAGGCATTGCCTGTCGAAGCTGTACCAATATCGGAACCAGGTGTGAAGTCACGAGTTGCTACCAAATCATTGATTTGGGTGAACTTGTTTCTCTCACCAGCTTCACACTTCATCAAGGACGTAATGTTACGGATTCCTGGATGTCGTGTTGGCTTGAAGGGATCAGACCACGCATGGAACTTTGAGGCCAGCTGGGGCCGTCATTGTGACAAGTGGAACTCCCTCGACGCCGAATGCATATCGACCTCTGATCTGACGGCTGCGACAGATTATTTGGAACATGACATGGGCGTGACAGCAATGAAGAGCTTCCTCGATGGTGTCGGTATTACCGGACCCGAGAGGAAATACTTGGATGCTGCAATCGAACTTAACGCTTCCGCTAGATTACTACTAGATAGACCCTCTTCTTTCATAAAGAAAGGGGCTATACGGAACGTTAAAGTCTTTAGAAAGTACTCAGTTGAAGAAGGTTTCACCAAGGGTGAGATCGTCTATAAAGGAGATACTTATACTGGATTCATTACCAGGCGCGGTCTTCTCATGGGAGAACCGTTGACCAAGATGATGTTATCCTTATTCTCTATTGCTGCGGAAAGATCTGCCAGAGCAAGTACTCTGACAATCCATCCCAGTCTAAGAGATTACCAATTAAGTCGTCGCAAGCGCCACATATATGCGTGCGCTGGAGATGATCATATTGGTGTTGGGAAATTTGGTTACCTCTCCCAGATTCCAAAAGTTTTGGAAGCCTGGTCAGGGGTTATCTCGTGGGATAAATATTGCATCTCTAAGGTAGGGGCGCATTATTGCCAAGATTTCTTATTGCTTCCGAGGCCTGGGCCACGCTACGCGATCCGACAACAAGATGTGTTGGCGAAAGCGGGTGTCCAGCTTCCGAAGTATAAACTCGATCATATTCCGATCCGTTTCCTGTCTGATAGGCGGAAAACGGGACCCGAAGTATTCGAGGAAACAAATCCTTTTCCGGGCAAGGCAAAAGCCCTTACCGAGATATTATCTTGGCAAGCAGCAGATTTGCACTGGGTCTATTCTATAGTATTGCTACAGAAATTAGGCCTAGGACGTTGGTTTCCAACATCCTACCTTAAGGATTATCGAACTTATGTTCCGCAGGTATATGGAGGACGTGGTATTACCACTCCACCATACCTTGAAGGCTTATTAAGCCCTCAATTGCAACATTGCATTGCCAGCATAAGTGAGAAAGCCGTACGGATTGCTAACACCTCCGGAAATTCAAGGAAGGTCCGAGGTATAGTTCTCGACGGCGAGAATTCGGAAATCAAACTTAATGATCTTCGCATCAACTCATTGAGTTATGCTGAAGTCGTCAAGGAGGTTAACGAAGAATCTCTTTCTGTCTTTGGCAGCGTGTCTTACACGGCTACCCATAAGAACATTAGAGATGACTTTATGACAGTGGCATCTCTGGACATTGTGTCGCAGAAGATAGCTGTTGCCATTAAAGCTTTTAACGGACCGTCTGTGCTAAATAAGAAACAGCTCTCGTACGAAGGTCGTATGAGAGCTGTGGCTCGTGCACAGAGCGTGCTGTTTGACCTCTCTACTAAGGAATTCCATAGTAACGAAGTCATGGCGCGCCTCTTGGCGATGAGGAATGGACCTCATCGTGAAGAACGGTATGTTCGGAGAAGTGAAGTTGAAGGTATACTACCCAAGGGGTATATTCCTTCTTTCACTATCCCCGTAACCTATTTCGGCGGCTCAATGAGCCGGACCGAAATGGGTGACCGGGTTTTATCCCAGATGCGGCCACCTAGCGTGGTTTCGGCCCCTATTGAAAGGGACTCGATAAGCGTGAGTGGTACCGAACAAGACCATACAAGTCTTGGTTCGTTCTCTACGTAATACGTAGGGACGAATGGGTTTTCTTTGCTTGTCCTTGACAGCATACACCTATCAACT